ACATAATGGATCTATTTTAAAATTCTTATAGTTTAGGAACTGAGAGTTAGCTAATACGTTTTGAGCTACTCCACCTGTATAAGTTACATCTTCAGTAGGCATCATACGTTTTATTTTTGCCTCTGTTTCTTTTTGAAATAAACCTATGTCTTTTCTATAGGCCGCAAGAGCCATTAGTTTTCCACAACTTCTAAATGCCCCATGTTTTAAATTAAACTCTTTAGCTGTTCGAAGTTCATAATTATAACCAATGTTCTTTCTAGAATGATAAATTTTCTGGTCGTCCTGGAAAATACTTTCTTGTTCATGAAAATTTTTTTCACCCATAGGTGAGACGCTCCCAGATTTTCCTACAATACTTCCATGCCCATCAATAACTACTATGTTCTTATTATTACCTACTGTCGCTTTGGCACAACAGGTATGATAATAATGATGATCAATATCTGTATATTTCAAAAGACAGTTGGGTTTTAACAAATTAAATTTAATTAATTGTTCTTCCCAGTACCAATGGCAAGAGTCAGTTATAAAACTAAATATTACCGCGTCAAATTGTATATTTAAACTTTTGATATAGGTCAAAAGTTTTAGAGGTGGCACTGCATTTGCCACAACATTATTAAACCTATCAATTTGCGCATGGGCAAAAAATTTATTCTCTTTAACTAGAGTTATACTTCCATCATGAGAAGCATGTATTGATAAAATGTTCATCCTTCTGTATATAATGCATTAGATGTTAAAGAAAGAATTAAGTCAATTAACGAGTTATTGTGACGAAATTGAGTGTCAGCATGAGCCTTTAGAATTGGTTTTTAAAATTTATGAAAGCTTCATAAAGAAAGACTTTATTAATAAAGAATATAAAGATTATACAGTTTATAATTGTAAAGCATTAGAACGTGTAACAAATGAAGTGATGAATAAATATCATACACTTAATAATTCATCCCTTATTCCTACGGCTCGGTTTGGAAATTTATACTTACCAAGAGAAAGTGGACTCGCTAGAAATTATCTAGATGATGCAGACTTAAGAAACTCTGATGATTTTGTAATGATTTATGCAGTGGATGTAGAAGATGGATCTTGTGATATAAGAGTCGAATACGATAATGGTAGACGTCCACAAAATGTATGGAATTATCCTATTAAAAATAAAATGTTTTGGTTAATTCCAACAACAACTAAGATTACCATTACTCAAAATAAAGGTAATCAAATTAACTGTTTATTCACAACAACCATGCAATATGTCTGATATAAATACAAATATAATTTTTGCTGCTCCCATTACTTCGACTAACATTAGGGATAATAAACTAAATAAATCTTTATTAACTTTTATTAATAAAGAAAGAAAAAAACCAGGCAGAATTTTATCTAACGAAGGGGGTTATCAAACCGAAGATATTAATCTTGAACACCCTACTATAAAAAAATTTATCAAAGCTATCACACCGGCCATGCACCAGCATATTAATTATTATGATTTAAAAGAGAATAAAAGTTTTAAAGTTATAAACCTATGGTTCAATATTAATGGTAAGCATCATTTTAATTATGACCACTGTCATATGGGTGGAGGAATTGATTTTTCAGCTGCTTATTATATTACGGTTCCTGAGAAGTCGGGGCAAATTTTTTTTAAAAATCCTGATGTAGGAGCCCATACTAATCCTATCTATCTTTTTTCTAAAAGAGAATACAATCCTTTCAATCAATCTTTTTGCTATTACAATCCAAAGGAAACTCAGTTATTAATATTTTCTTCCGCTCTAGAGCATCGAGTCAAACCTAACTTAAATAAAGCAGAAAGAATTTCAATTTCTTTTAACGCTAGGGTCATATAATGAACACAAAATATTCTTATTATTGTTACGAAGAGGTTATTCCTCCTCACATATGTGATGCTTTGCTTACTCTTATTAAAAATTCTGACAGAGATCTGGGTAAGGTGGGTGGAAAAAAGATTGAGGGCCCTAAATCAGTTGATAAACAAATCAGGAAATCACATGTAGCTTTTGATGATGCATGGTGGGTGTATCGATGGACTCATCCCTTTATTCATAAAGGTAATAAAGACGGAGAATGGAATTACCAATGGGATAATTCTGAACAATTTCAATTAACAGAGTATAGACCAGGAGAATTTTATAAATGGCATATGGATATGTTTGCTTCTCCTTTTGGTAAAGACGAACCACTTGGTAAAGACGAACCACTTTTTCTGAGGGGAAAGATAAGAAAGTTGTCTAGCGTCGTAGCTCTTAATGATGCTACTGAATACGCAGGAGGAGAGTTAGAATTTTACAAGCATGCGATGATAGACAAAGATTGGCATGCAACTTGTCAAGGTATGAAGAAGAAAGGATCGATAGTCGTTTTCCCTTCTTTTATATGGCATAGAGTTAAACCTGTTAAAAAAGGAGTGAGGTATAGTCTAACGAATTGGCATGTAGGACAACCGTTTAAATAATTTATGAGTTTTAAAGAAAACAATTATAAAATTATTAGAGGAGTGGTTTCGAAAGAGCTTTCAGAATTTTTATCTAATTATCTTTTGTGTAAGAAAGAAGTCTATATGACTATGGAGATGCGTCGTTATATTCCTTTAGGATCCACTGAAATAGGAACTATGAGTGATGAACAAGTTCCAGGAGCTTTTTCTATTTATGGAGACTCAGCTTTTGATGTGCTACTTCAAAAATTAGTTCCACTAATGAACAAAGAAACAGGACTTCAACTAGCACCAACTTATTCTTATTCACGTTCTTATTCTATTGGTCAAGAACTTAAGAAGCATAGAGATAGAAGTGCTTGTGATATATCTACTACTCTTAATTTAGGGGGGGACCAGTGGCCTATTTATTTTTTAATCAAGAAGAAGAAAGTACGGATAGATTTAGAACCGGGAGACATGGTAGCTTATAAAGGAGAAAAAATAACTCATTGGAGAGATATGTTCGAAGGGAGATATTGTAATCAAGTCTTTCTTCACTACAATGAGAAACATAAAGAAGAAAGATTATACGATACTCGTCCTCACCTTGGGTTACCTACCGCTTTTGTATCTAAGAAGGATAACTATTTCTAATGGAAATTATATCTATTCTTCCTCTGTTTCCAGAAACAGTGGGAGTCTATAATATTTCCACAGATAATAAAAAAATATTAAGACTTTTAAATAAATTAAAGTGGACCAAAAGAAATTCTGGGTTAGGTGATTCTCTAGACCATGAAGCTTATTCAGGTCCTACCTTTGATTTTCTTACTCAACACCGTAGCCTTAAAAAAAGAATAGAAGAATGTATTACGATTTATATTCAAGCAACATTAAAACAAGATACTGCTTATAGAATCACGACTTCATGGGCAACTAAAGTAGGACCAGGGGGTTACGCACGAATTCATTATCATTGTAACTCTTGGTTAAGTGGAGTTTATTATCCAGATGGTCACAAGAGTTTTAGAATTAGATTCCATAATCCTAAGAAACAGCAATGGTTAGATACTCCGAGAGAATATACAATTAATAATTCATCAACTTGGGCCGTTCCTATTGAAGCTAATACAGTGGTTATTTTTCCCAGTCTTTTATCACATGAATTATTAACGAATGAATCCAATAAAACTCGTTACTCTATTGCATTTAATGTTTTTCCTACAGGTTATATTGGAGGAAAGGATTCAGATAGTTCGGTACAATTATGATTAAATATAAAATTATAGAAGATTATCTACCAGAAAACGTATTGAAAGAAATGTATAAAGTTTATACCAGTCCATCTTTTCCTTGGTACTACTCACCATCAATAACTTCTACTAAGTTACCTAAAATACAAGAGTCTTTTTATTTCTATCATACTTTTTATGAGAAATATGGGTTTAGTTCTAACTTTGCTCATACTTTAGATTATTTAATGCGTGAGAAATTAAAACCTATATCATTAATTAATGTAAGACTTAACTTAACGGTTAATAGACATAAAGTTTATACCTCTAATTGGCATCAAGATGAGCATTTTGATAAAAAGAAAATACATACCACTTCTATTTTATATTTAAATTCTAATAACGGGGAGACTCAATTAAGAGATGATGATAAAATTATTAGGATTAAGTCTGTAGCTAATAGACTTTTAACTTTTAATTCAGCTGTATTTCATCGAATCAAACTTCAAACTAATACTAATCTAAGATTAGTTTTAAATCTAAATTATTATGATTAAAATATATGATGGCCTTTTTGATAAACGATTCACTAGCGAACTAGCTTCTAGATTAATTCATTCTCCCTGGTACGCTGGAAATGTGGCCAATAGGTATAGCTGGCCTTACCGGGAAACAGGAACCCATAGATTACTTGGTCAAAATTATTTTTTAAACGGGAAGACTTACCCCCATATTAATGAAAAGAAACTTACAGAAACTTTAATTAATGCTTTTGAACCTATTCAAAGAGCCTGTAAAAAGAAAATGGAACTTTTAGAAGTAGGAACTAATCTACAGTTTAAAGGAATGAATGGGTCCATACATACAGACGGACATGATAATCAATATAGTTTTATTCTTATGCTTTGTAATGAGGAAGTAGAAAACATTGGGGGAGAGTTTATTCATAATAAAAAGAAAATTTCTTTTAAACACGGGAGATTAATTCAAATTAAAGCTAGCGATCCCCATAGAGCTTTGAGTTTTAATAAGCCCCACATTGCTAGACTATCCGTAAAATGGGTAGGAAAATTTAAATGATATTTGTTCTAGAAGAATTTATGCATCCCGAAGATGCTAAGACTTTAATAAAATTTTACGATAAGAATATTCATCTTTGTGATGACAATAGAGAATTTCATAGAGCTCGTAATATTCATTACCACGATATACCTGATGCAAGCATTCAATCTTTATTGAAATATTATGAACATAAAAATGTTTTCTTTATTGACCATCATTTTAAAGTAAAGACAAAAGCTTTTAGCGGTGTTCGTTTAGTGCGATGGAAAAAAGGAGAGACCATGGGACTTCATAGAGACCGTAATGAAGAGCTTGAGGATCTTATGCATTACTCTTCACTATGTTATTTAAATGACAACTATGGGGGAGGAGAATTATTCTTTGAGACAGGTGAAAGTTTTAAAATGAAGGCATTAAGTTGTATTATTTTTCCTAGTGGTAAACCTTATGGTCATGGAGTTAAAAAAATTATCAAAGGAAATCGATATACGATACCGTCTTGGTATAAATTAATATGAATAATAAATTTTATTTAAAAAAGAACTATAATAATAATGTTTTAGCATGGGATATTATTTTAAATAACTTTAATGAATCAGTTAAAAAAAATGCTTTAATTAAATATAATCCTATTGGCTTTTTTGTTTCTCACGATGCTCACGATATATCTAAATTAAAACCAGTTTTAAAAGATTTAAAGTGTAATGTTGCTCATTTATATTTTAATATAGCTACGTCAGGTGAGACTTTTGGTAATCATAAAGATACAACGGATGTATGGTTTTGGAATTGTCAAGGGAAAACGAAATGGATTATAGAAAACAAAGAACAATTTATTTTAGAACCAGGAGATTTAATTTTTGTTAAAAAAGGTATTTTTCATAATGCTATACCTTTAACTCCTAGAGCTGGAATTTCAATGAGCAAAGAATGAAAATAAATATTTACAAAGTACCTGATCATAAAAACCATAAACAAAAATTATTAGATTTAATTGCTAGTATTCCAGAAACACCTTTAAGAGGATATGAAACAGTTGATAAGATTAGTCACACTGATTGGAGTCTAAGAAAAACTAGACCCCGAGAGTACTGGAATTATTTTAAAAAAAATATTTTTGAGGAGTATGGTCAGCATTTATGTAAAACTTTTAATTGGGATATCCTTCGAGTTACGAATGGCTGGTTTCAGCAATACAGCAAGAATGATTTTCATGGGTGGCACATTCATGATAACGTGAGGTACGCTAGTGTTTATTATGTAGAGCTCCCATTAAAAACTATGCGAACTGAGTTTAAAGATCCTGAAACTAAGAGTCTTCATTCTATAGAAGTAGAAGAAGGAGATATTCTTACTTTTCCTGCACAGATCTCTCATCGCTCCAAACCTTTTAAAGGTAAGAAAAGAAAAACTGTAATTGCTTTTAATATAAAATGAAAAATTTTATTCTTACATCTACAATTAAACCTTCTACTTGTGATCGTCTAATAGATCTTTATGAATCAGGACTCTTTACAGAAGGGGAAGCCAGGGTTGATGGAGGAATACTAGATGATCAGTTAGATGCTCAAAGAAAAAAATGTAAAGAGTCTTATTATGCTCACAATGCCGTTTTATTTTATTTAAAAGAACTTAAGAAAGTTTTAAATAAATATAAGAAAGAATATCCCTGGTCTAGTAACGGCTGTCGTCCATGGGGAGTTCATCCTTTTATTAAAATTCAAAAGTATCTACCTGGAGAAGCTTATTTTCTCACCCATTATGAAAATAATGGAACTCCGGATAGTGTTAACAGACACTTAGCCTTTATGACTTATCTTAATACCGTACGTAAAGGAGGAGAGACAGAGTGGCCTTCTCAAGAATTAAAGCTTAAACCTAAAAAAGGTTTAACAAGTATCTGGCCAGCTCATTTTACACACCCCCATCGTGGTATTCCGGCACCAGTGGAAACTAAATATATTATTACAGGATGGTATTGCTTTGAGTAAGAAATTAATTTTTATAGGAAAGGGCAATGCAGGCTGCTTTGGGGCACTTCATTTTTCTACTTACACCAATTGTGAAATTGAATTGATCTATGATCCAAATGTACCTGAAGAAAAGGTGGGACAAGCTACCGTACTAGAAGCTCCTGATTTATTATGGAGAGGTATTGGAATGGATTGGTATCATAATTCAATTAAGGCCACTCCTAAACTAGGAATCTTGTATGAAAATTGGGGAAAGAAAAAGGAACCTTTCTTTCATCCCTTTAGTTTTAATAACACCGCTGTTCATTACGCGCCTAAAAAACTTCAAGAGGCAGTTTTAAAATGTGGTCGATTCAAAGTTAGAAAAGACTCTGTTAAAAATCCTGATGATTTAGATGCAGATTTTATATTTGATTGTAGAGGAAAACTTCACAATCAACCTCATGAATATGAAAGATTAACTAACCCATTAAATGCCGTTATTTTAGGACAAGGAAATAGTAGGGACCCTAAACAAATGTGGACTAGAGCTGTTGCTACTCCAGATGGATGGGCTTTTGTTATTCCTAATACCACTGATACGACGTCGTATGGCTATATGTATAATCACACTATTACTTCTACTAAACAAGCTATGAAAAATTTTAACAAATTATTTAGTTTGGCTAAGCAAGGAGTGTATTTAAATGAGAAAGCGGATAACTTTAAGTTTCAAAACTATATAGCTAAAGATCCAATTAAAGATAGAGTAATACTTTCAGGTAATCGATTCTTCTTTTTAGAGCCCTTAGAATCTACAGCTGTTCAAGCTTATCTTCAATGGTATCGATTGTGTTATGATCATATTTTTAATCAAACACCTAAAAAAGAAATTATTAAAAAATTTAAACAATACGTTTATCAAGTAGAGCAATTTATCTTATGGCATTATCTTTCAGGATCTAAATATGACACTCCATTTTGGAGATATTGCTCAGAAAATTATAAGATTACTGACCCTCATTTTAATATGCTTTTGGCATTTGCTAAAAGTCAAAGTTATTTTGACCTACGTAATAAAGACTGGTTAGGTTATGGTCAATTTCATCCTATTAGTTTTAAGTATTGGGCTGATTACGTGGGATCTAATAAAAAATGACTAAAATAATTATTGATGATGACTTTTCATTAAGCCTATTAAAATAACACTTGGGGTATGGTAGAATATACTCAATATGTCTTTACAGAAAGTAGCTCTAAAGCCAGGTTTCAATAAACAAGCCACTGCTTCTCAAGCAGAAGGAGAATGGGTTGATGGAGATAATGTACGTTTTCGTTATCAATCCCCTGAAAAAATTGGAGGATGGAACCAAAAAACTGAGAATACTCTCGTAGGCGCTGGACGAGCGCTTACTACTTGGACATCTATAGATGCGACCAAATATGCAGCTATCGGAACTAATAAGATGCTGGCTATCTATACAGGAGATGCTTTTCATGATGTGACTCCATTAGCCTCTACAGTAGATACATGCACAATAACTTCAACGACAGGATCCAGTACTGTAACTATTGGTAAAGCTTCACATGGATTAGACGAAGGAGCTTTACTAATATTCGATAATGTCACTATCCCGGCAGGCTGTAGTTTTACGACTGCTGAATTTACGACTAATACTTTTGAAATCCAAGCAGCTAGCACCAATAGTTTTAATGTGGTGATGACCTCTACAGAAACAGGAGGAGGAGCTTCGGCAGGAACAGGAACCGACGTTGAACCCTATGAAGTCATCGGTCCAATCAATCAAACTTTTCAATACGGATGGGGCACATCAACTTACGGTGCATCTACCTGGGGTACAGCGAGAACTTCCTCACAACTTATTTTAGATCCTGGCTCTTGGTCTCTGGATAATTTTGGA